CTTGTTGATGGACGTTTCAGAACTCAGTCCACGGACTGCTAATGAAGTTGACAGAGACTTACTAGCTTAAATTAAATAAGGGGGCAGGGAAACTTGCCCTCTTTAGCTTAACATAAGGATAGCAAATGTCAACTACGTACATAACTTTAACTAATGATCTATTAAGAAGAACAAATGAAGTTACTCTTCCTGCTACAGGTGATGGTTTTGATACTGCAAAAAATGTTCAAGCTATAGCAAAAGATGCAATTAATAATTCGATACGAGAAATTTTACAGGATGGGCATCAGTTTCCATTTTTAAAAACAACAGCTACTCAAACACTTACAGTAGGTACAGGAACATATGATTTTCCTACAGATACCGCTAGTATAGATTGGGATACAGTTTATCTAAGAGCTTTATCATCTGCAGGTACTACAGCTAAAGCTTTACCTGTAATTACTTTTGAGCAGTACGTAAAATTTTATAAAGCAATAGAAGAAAACTCAGGTACATCAGCACGTTCATCACCTACTGTAGTATATCAAACTGCAGAAGAAAAATTTGGTGTGTCTCCAATTCCTGATGCAGCTTATGTAGTTGAGTTTGTTTATTACAAATTTCCTAATGACCTTTCTGCAGCTTCAGATACAATGATTATACCTGATAGGTTTAAGCATATAATTATAGATGGTGCTATGATGTATATGATGAGGTTTAGATCTAATGAGCAGAGTGCTCAAATACACCAACAAAAATTTAAAGACGGTATAAAAACAATGCGTAGGTTGTTATTAGATGATCCAATATTTGTACGTTCTACTTTTATTAACAGATCCAGATCCACTAACAATATTTTAAGTTTGAGTTCTTAGTATGGCAGATGCAGTACAAACATTTAAATCTGTCTGTAGAGGTGGGTTAAATACAGGTAGTGATGTACTGTCTCTAGGAGAAGAAACTCCAGGGTCTGCTAGACAATTAGTTAATTATGAACCAAACCTTGAGGGTGGCTACAGACGATTAAGTGGATTTGCTAATAACTATGGTACTGTAGGTATAGATGGTAATGCAGGTACAGGTTCAGTATTAGGTGTGTGTGTAGCTAATGGAATAAATGATGGAGTACTTGCAGCACGTAAGCCTACATCAGGAAGTAACTACCTACATAGATGGGATGCTACTAACTCAGTCTGGGTGGCTGTAACATGCGGTGGTTCACCAACTATGAACGGTGTAACTAAAGTACGTTTTGAAAAATTAAATTTTGGCACACCTAAGATAGTTTTAACTGATGGTATTAATCCTGCTGCTACATACGATGGAACTAACTACGTACAGATAACAGACTCTAATGCCCCTACAGATCCTACCATATCAGCAGAGTTTCAAAATCATTTGTTTCTTGCAGGAGATCCAGATGAAGTAAGTAATTTATACTTTAGTGCTCCTACAGCAGAAACAGACTTTAGTCCTGCTAATGGTGGTGGAGTTATAAACGTAGGGTTTGAAATTGTAGCTATTAAAAAGTTTCGTAACGTACTTTATATATTTGGTTCTAATAATATTAAAAGGTTGGTAGGTGAAAACTCAGCTAATTTTAGATTAGAAACAGTTACTTCAAATTTAGGTTGCCTTGCAACAGATAGTGTGGTAGAATTAGGCGGTGACTTACTCTTTCTTTCACCCGATGGTATTAGACCGATTGGTGGTACAAATAAAATTGGAGATGTTAATTTAGAAACAATATCTAAAAACATACAATCTCAAATAAGTACTACAATAAATACAGAAACATTAACTACATTGTCTTCTGTTATTATTAGAAATAAATCTCAGTTTAGATATATGTTTTCTACGTTAGGTTCAATAGGAATTATTGGTGCTTTAAGAGAATACAAAGGAAATTTTTCATACGAGTTTGGAACTTTATTTGGTATAGAATGTACATGTGCAGACAGTGGGTACATAGGGCAGACTGAAATAGTTATACATGGTGCAGCAAACGGTAAAGTGTATCAACAAGAATCTGGAACTAATTTTGACACTGGTAATATATTAAGTATTTATAAGACTCCTTATATTTACATGGAAGACCCACAAAAAAGAAAACTATATTATGATGTTGCTACTTATATGACAGCAGAAGGAGAATTTAATCTTTCCGTTGGTGTTAGTTACGACTACGATAACACAGATATATTAATGCCAGATAACACAACTATTGTTAGTACAGACCCTGCAGCTTACTATAACACAGGAACAAATATAGCTACATACGACACTACAGATGAATATGATGGTAACCCTGCTCCAGTAGAAGGAGCAAGTTTTTCAGGGTCAGGTAAATCAATATCATTAACGTATGTTACAGAGGACACAAATGCAAGCCACAGTATTCAGGGCTTCACAGTTACTTATGGATTAGGAGATGTAAGGTAATGGCAGGTTATTCAAGAACTAATACCTCAGATATTCAGTCAGGTGAAACAGTTAAATCTGCTCCACTAAATGCTGAACTTAATGCACTACAAACAGCATTTGCTGTAAGTGGTGGACATAAACACGATGGAAGTACTGAGGGTGCATTTATTGGGTTAATGTCTGATGCTGACAATGATACTAAGATACAATTAGAAGAATCATCAGATGAAGATATAATTCGTTTTGATATTGCAGGTACAGAACAAATTGTTTTAGCAGACGGTGTACTAAAGCCTACTACAGATAATGATATAGACTTAGGTACATCCTCATTAGAATTTAAAAATGCTTTCTTTGACGGTACTGTAACTACAGATATACTTGCTGTAGGTGAAACAACTACTCTTACAGGTGCTGTTACACTTGGCAATATACTTTCTATACCTGACGGTTCAGCTTCTGCTCCTTCTATAACTAATACTGGTGATACAAATGTAGGATTATTTTTTAGTGCAGATGATACACTAGCTTTTACAGCAGGTGGTACTTCACAATTTACTATGGCAGACGGTGCTATAAGTCCTGTTACAGATGGAGATATAGACTTAGGTACAACAAACTTGAGATTTGAGACAGGCTTCTTTGATAACCTGACTGTTACTACAACTGTAGCTTCAGCAGGTTCTTTAAGTGCAGGTACTACTATATCTGCAGGTGGTACAATAACATCTACAGGAACACTTATAGCTAGTAACAATGCTACTGTAGGTGGCACACTAGTTTCTACAGGTAAAATAACTGCTGATGCAGGTATTGACATAGATAATTTTAATATAGATGGAACAACCATAGCTTTATCTTCTGGTAATATGACCTTAGATGCAGCAGGTGACATAGTACTAGATGCAGACGGTGGTGATGTTACACTAAAAGATGGTGGAACAACCTTTGGCTCACTAACCAATACGAGTGGTGACTTAATAATTAAATCAGGTACAACTACGGCTGCTACTTTTGATGGAGGTAATGTAACTTTTGCAGGAACACTTGCTGTAGGAGGACACCTTAGTGTTGGCGATAACGACTTACAAAATGTAGGCAACATAGCCTTAGACAGTATTACGGCTGATGGCTCTGCAATTACAATTACAGGCAATACAACCTTTGCTGATGGTTCGTTTGACTTTGATATTGCTTCTCACGATACATCTAATGGATTAAAACTAGGTGGTACACTCGTTACTGCTACTGCAGCAGAACTTAACATTATGGATGGAGTAACATCAACTGCAGCAGAGCTTAATACACTGGATGGAGTAACAGCAGTTGTAGGAGAACTCAATGCACTCGACTTAGGTAGCACTGCTATAGGTACAGCAATAGCTTCTAAGGCTGTAGTATTAGATGCTAACAAAGACTACACAGGTATAAGAAACTTTACAATTACAGGTGACTTAACTGTAGGTGGTACTCAGACAGTTGTAGATACGGTGACTATGAATGCACAAAATGCAATAGTCTTTGAAGGTGCTACTGCTGATGACCACGAAACTACATTGACTATTGTAGACCCTACAGCAGACAGAACAATCAATCTACCCAATCAATCAGGTACTATACCTGTACTGGCAGCAGCAAGTAATACAGCTATTACGTCTACTCCTGAAGAATTGAATATATTAGATGGTGCTACTGTAACAGTAACAGAGTTAAACATTATGGATGGTGGCACAAGTGCTACAAGTACAACTGTAGCTGATGCAGACAGAGTAGTTTTTAATGATGCAGGAACTATGAAGCAAGTAGCAATGACAGACATGGCTACCTACATACAGGATAAAATTCAGGGTGGTACTTCCATTGTAACTACAGGAGCATTGAATACTGGTAGTATAACAAGTGGTTTTGGTACAATAGATACAGGTTCAAGTGCTATTACAACTACAGGTACAATAAACTTTGGTAATTTAGCAGATGGTAGTATTACTATTGCAGGGTTTAAAGATGAAGATGATATGGCATCTAACAGTGCTACTCACGTACCTACACAGCAATCTGTACTAGCCTACATTACTGCTACTATGGGAAGTGTGTCCAGTGCTGCTGCTTCTGCTACGGCTGCTGCAGCTTCCCTAGATTCTTTCGATGATGTGTATTTAGGAACTAAGTCAAGTGCTCCTTCTGTAGACAATGATGGTGATGCACTTGCTACAGGTGCATTGTACTTTAACTCTCAGACTAATGTGTTGAACGTAAGAACTTCTGCAGGTGGTTGGACGAATGCAGGGTCATCCGTTAATGGCACATCATCCAGAGAAAGTTTTGTTGTAGGTACAAACTCTACAAATAGTGCAGGTGTATCTTACAGTGGCTCAACTACATCTTTCCCTATATCTTACGATGCAGGTTTTGTAGACGTATACCTCAATGGTGTTAAACTTAAAAATGCTACAGATGTAACTGTGACTTCAGGTAGTGCAGTTGTATTAGCGTCTGCTGCTGCTGCAGGTGACATACTTGATGCCGTAGGTTATGGTACATTTGAACTTGCAGACCATTACTCTAAGACTGCAGCAGATGCACGTTTTGCACAATTAAGTGGTGCTACGTTTACAGGCAACGTGTCTGCAGGTAGTAATAACCTTACAGCTACAGGCACAGTATCATTAGGTGCTACATCTTTTAATGACCAGAATATAACTAACGTAGGTAATATTGCACTGGATAGTATAACTGCAGATGGCAGTGCAATAACTATTACAGGTAATACTACATTTGCAGATGGTTCTTTTGACTTTAATGTAGCTTCACATGATGGCACAAATGGACTAGCTCTAGGTGGCACAGTTGTTACAGCCAGTGCTGCAGAACTAAACTATGTTGATGGTGTAACGTCAGCTATTCAAACACAGTTAGATGCTAAGTCTCCACTTGCTTCTCCTACATTCACAGGTGACGTAACTCTTACTGGTGGAACATCAGGACGTAATGTAATATTTGATGCAAGTGACAATTCCTTAGAGTTTGCTGATAATGCTAAAGCTGTATTTGGTACTGGTGCAGACATGGAAATTTACCATGATGCTACTAACTCCTACATAGCAAACAAAACAGGTGCATTAAAGATAGCTACTGAAACAAGTGGCATAGCTGTAACTATAGGACACACAACCTCTGAAGTTACTGTTGCAGATAATCTTACTATTACAGGAGACTTAACTGTTAATGGAGCTACAACAACAGTAGCTACAACCAACACAACTGTAGCTGACCACCTTATTAAACTAGGTCAAGGCTATACAGGCAGTGCCAATGACCAAGGTTTTATTGTTACTAGAGGTAATGGTTCAGCATCTAACACAGCTAACAAAGGTTTTATTTGGGATGAGTCAGCAGATGAGTTTGCTACTATTGCAGGAAATACAGAGGCAGGTACAACTACAGGTAACGTAACTATTAACGATTACGCTAACCTTCATGTCGGTGCTCTTGTTGCAGACGATTCAGTATCTATTGGTGGTACTACTATTACTTCAACTGCTGCTGAGTTAAACATACTCGATGGAGTTACAGCAAGTGCTGCTGATATAAATCTTATAGATGGTATTACAAACGGTACAGTCATTGCTAGTAAAGCTATTATTACAGACGCTAATAAAGATATTAGTGGTGGTAGAAACATTACAATTTCTGGTGAGCTAGATGCAGCTACAGGTGACTTCTCAGGGGCAGTTGATGTTGCAGGAGCATTTACCAACGGCTCAACCCTAGTATCTACAGGCAAGATTACAGCAGATGCAGGAATAGACATTGATAACTTTAACATTGATGGCACTACGATTGCTCTGAGTTCTGGAGATATGACACTTGATGCAGCAGGAAATATTACTCTTGATGCGGATGGGGGAAATGTTCGTTTTAAAGATGGTGGGACTGAATACGGAACTATTAACAAAAACGGCACAGCTAATTTATCAATTTACTCTTCTGCATCTGATGCAGATTTATTACTTCAAGGCAACGATGGTGGTTCAGTTATAACAGCCCTCACCCTTGATATGTCAGATGGAGGTACTGCTCTTTTTAACTCTCATGTTCGTTTAGGTGATGACAAAGCTGCATCGTTTGGAGCAGGTAACGATATTGAAATTGCAAGTGATGGCACAAATGGAACAATCGCTGCTCCTAATGGTAATCTTACAGTAGATGTTGCAGGTGAAATTAACATTGATAGTGCTACTGGTGTTATAAGGTTAAAAGATGGGGGTACTCAATTTGGAGCGTTTATAGAAGCTAGTAACGCATTTGTTGTTAAATCTCAGATTAGTGATGGCGATTTAAAGTTGATGGGTGTTGACGGTGGCAGTGAAATTACTGCTTGTATCTTTGATATGTCAGCAGCAGGTGCAGCTACCTTTAACAACAACGTAACAGCTTTCTCTGACAGACGATTAAAGTCTGACATTCAAACTATTGAGAATGGTCTTGAGAAGGTAGAGCAACTCAGGGGTGTGACATACACTAGAGATGACAACGTAGATGGTGGACAACAGCTTGGTGTTATAGCTCAAGAAGTAGAAGAAGTGTTCCCACAGGTTGTGCTTACAGCAAAAGACGAAAGAGGAACTAAGAGTGTAGACTACGGTAGATTAACAGGTGCATTGATTGAGGCTGTAAAGGAACTGTCAGCTAAAGTTAAAGAGTTAGAAGGAAGATTAGATGCCAGTAGCTAGTAGTGGTGCGATAGACTTAGACGAATTTCACGTAGAAGCAGGTGGTTCAACAGGAAGTTCCTGTTCTATAAACGATGCAGATATTCGTGCATTAATAGATAAGAGTGATGGTGCTACTATGGCTTTTAACGAGTGGTATGGAGCAACAGCATCTTTAGACCAAGACTCAGGTTCAGTCACAGCTTTTGGAGCTACTTCTTCTAATCTTAAACATACTACAGCTACTTTTGACTCTAACAGTAATAAAGTAGTTATAGTATATCGTCTAAGTAATAAAGGATATGCTGTTGTAGGTACACCTGCAGAAGACCTAAGTATTACTTTTGGAACTCCCGTTCAATTTGATAGTACTAGCCTACAGTATGGAGGTTTTTTTGATGTTACTTTTGATAGCAACAGTAATAAAGTAGTCGTAGTATATGGATTAGGTAATACTTCAAGTTATGGAGGAAGAGCTATTGTAGGTACAGTCAGTGGTACAGGTATAAGTTTTGGTAGCCCCACTAATTTTGCAAGTAGTGGTGCAGATAATCAAATAAATTGCGTGTTTGATAGCAACAGTAACAAAGTTGTTGTATGTTGGACTAATGCAGGGTCATCTAGTGCAGGTACAGCTATCGTAGGTACAGTTAGTGGTACTAATATAAGTTTTGGTAGTGCCGCTACGTGGGGTTTTGCGTCAGCTAATATTGCACCAGTTTTTGATAGTAACAGTAATAAAGTTGTTGTATTTGCTGAAGATACTAGTGGTTCTGACGTAGTAAAAGCAGTTGTAGGTACAGTCAGTGGCACAGGTATAAGTTTTGGTACTCCTGCACAGGTAAGCAGTTCTGTTATAAATGCTTCTTCTTATCGTGTAGGGGCTGTATTCGATAGCAATAGTAATAAATGTGTATATTTCTATGCTGATGCTTCAGATTCTAATAAAGGAAAAGCTGTTGTAGGTACAGTTAGTGGTACTGATATAAGTTTTGGTAATGTTTCTACTTTTGACAGTGGGGCTACAAATTATTTGTCACGGCTAGGTTCTTTTGATACAAATGTTAATAAAGTAGTTTATGCTTATAGCGTAGTTGCAGTTGTAAACTCGGCAAATGTTAACAGAACTAGAGTAGTTGTAGGTACAGTCAGTGGCACAGGTATAAGTTTTGGTACTCCTGCAGACCTTGACTCATATGGTGCTCAATATACTAGCTCAACTTTTGACAGCAATCTTAATAAAGTTATTGTAGCTTTTAAAGGTAATGGCAATGAAGGTCGTGCAGTTGTATTTCAAAATGCAACTTAATAAGATTTTAGATAAACAGGGGAATAAAGAATGACTAGAGCAAGAGACTTAGCAGACTACATTGCAACAGGTGTATCTGATACTGAGCTTGACATACTTGATGGCTTAACATCTACGACAGCAGAACTTAATATCCTTGATGGAGTTACTAGTACTACAGCAGAGTTGAACATTTTAGATGGAGTAACAGCCACTACTGCAGAATTAAATTATGTAGACGGTGTAACTTCATCTATACAAACTCAGATGAATAATTTAGCAGGTTCTGCAACGATTGCAGTTACTGTAGTTAATTCTGGTGGTAACAAATATGCTATTGATGGGACAGTACAGCAACTAACTTTACTTACACCTTCAGTGACATATAGATTTGACCAAGCAGATAGTTCTAATTCAGGACATCCACTAAGACTAAGCACAACTTCAGATGGTAGTCATGGTGGTGGTAGTGCATTTACTACAGGTGTAACAGCAGTAGGAACTCCAGGTAATGCAGGAGCTTATACAGAGGTTAAACTAGAGCAAGATGCTCCTGATACATTATACTACTACTGTACAAGTCATAGTGGTATGGGTGGAGAAGTTGACGTAAGAGCTACTGTTTCAAGTTTAAGTGACCTTAGTATTACATCTACAGCTACAGAGTTAAACTTGCTTGATGGTGTGACTGCTACTACAGCAGAGTTGAATATACTTGACGGTGTCACTAGCACAGCAGCAGAGTTGAACATTTTAGATGGAGTTACAAGTACAGCAGCAGAGTTAAATATACTTGACGGTGTAACATCTACAGCAGCAGAACTTAATACCTTAGACGGTGTAACTGCAGTAGTTGGAGAGCTTAATGCACTAGACCTTGGTTCTACGGCTGTAGGTAATGCTATAGCTAGTAAGGCAGTTATCTTAGATTCAAATAAAGACTACACAGGGCTACGTAATGTAACAGCTACAGGTGCAATCACAGGTGGTAGCTTTGTAATTGGTTCAGCAGATATAAATGAGAATGACCTAGAGTCTATTGACGGTATCACAGCAGGAACTATAGCTGCAAGTAAAGCAGCAGTCGTAGATGCTAACAAAGATGTAACTGGATTTAGGAATGTAACACTTACAGGTGAGCTAGACGCAGCTACCCTAGACATAAGTGGTGCTATAGATGTCGCAGGAAATTCTGTACTAGCATCTGTAGATGTAACAGGTGTTGCTACAGCAGCAACTTTTGAACCAGATGGAGATACTGCAGCAGGAGATAATGCAGCTATAGGATACACTGCTGCTGAAGGTCTTATACTTACAGGTCAAGGCTCAACCTCTGACATTACATTAAAGAATGATGCTGACGCTACAGTGTTTACTGTACCTACAGGAACAGATGATATTTTATTTCCTGACAATGCCAAGGCTATGTTTGGTGCAGGGTCTGACCTACAGATTTACCATGACAGTAATGACAGTTATGTTAAAGATAATGGAACAGGAAATTTACTACTTCAAGGTACTAATTTAAATCTTCAAAGTACAACAGCAGAAGATTATATTAGATGTACAGCAGATGCTCAAGTAGAACTTTATCATAATAATGTTAAAAAACTAGCCACAGAATCTGGTGGTGTAAATGTAACAGGATACCTTGATGCTGATAACTTTAAGATAAATGGTGCTCAAGGCTCAGACGGTCAGGTGCTCACATCTACTGGTAGTGGAGTAGCTTTTGAAGATGCAGCAGGTGGTGCTTCTGCGTTAGTAGCATCAACAGTATTAGGAAGTGCTGCAGCTACTGTTACACTAACAGGATTTTCAACTACGTATGATACGTATAGACTTATAGCAGGTTTTAGAAATGTTGCTTTTACTAACGGAGAGGGTGACACTGTTTCAAACGGTGCTTTTCAAGCAAGATTTACTGCTGATAATGGTTCAGCAATTACTACAAGTAGTTATGAATGGGGTGTAGATGGTCGAGGAGAAGATAGTCGAGCCTATATGTTTGATGGTAATGCAGGTCTTAATACATCATCATTTGCAAATATTGATTCTATAGCAATAGATGCTTTAATTACAAACCCTAAAAATGACCTTCACCCCCCTTCAATTAAAGGTCTTTTTTTAGGACGTAGTACAAGAGAAATGTTCTCTGGAGGTTTTCGTGACGATGATTTAAATGTAGGTGGCGTAGAGTTTAGTTTTGGTAACGGTGCTAATTTTATGGCAGGTTCTTACTTTAGAATTTATGGAATAAATAAAACATAAAGGATTATAATGGCAAATAGAATTAAAAATATTAATGGTGTAGATGTTGAAATGACAGACGCAGAACAAACAGCTTTTGAAGCTAATATTGTTGCTTCTGATATAGGTCTACCTGTTAGAATAGAAAGAAATAAACTGTTAGCTGAAACAGATTGGATGGCAGGGTCAGACGTAACTATGACAGATGCATGGAAGACATACCGTCAGGCATTACGTGACCTACCTGCAGCAGATGGGTTTCCTGATGTCGATATGCCTACAAAACCCTCTTGATAAATAAGACAAAGTATGTTATACTAAGACACTGTAAGGAGTATTACCATCGACCCTATTAGTATTGCCCTAGTTTCATTCACTGCTCTTAAAAAGGGCATTGCTTTAGGGAAAGACCTTTCAGCTATGGGCAAAGACCTCAACAAGGTTTTTGATTTCATTGATGGAACAAAACAAGCCCAGAAGTCTGGTAATAAAAATGACCCACTCTCTGACTACATTGCCTATGA